CATCCCCACAAGAAGGACTTACTAGCGTTTGACGATCGATCGAAAGCGATGAAGCTCAAACAGTTTTACGACTTCGAAGAGGAACGGTTCACGCTGTGGGACAGTAGGTGTAAGGCAGGATTGGGTGCTTGGTTGTTAGAAACGATCCGTGAAGAGACCGGTATATGGGAGTTAGACTTTGCACTTGGCAGACAGAAGGGACACAAGCCAGAGCGTATCGTTAAAGCGAGCGGTGGATATACGGACTGGGTGAAACGGTTTGATGCGTGGAAAGAAACGACTCGTGTGTTTAAGATGGCACTGCCTGAAGAGCCTGTTGATTGGTACACATTAGTTGGTGGAGGGTACAGCTTAAAGCACATGCCACCACAGGAGTTTTTCACAGGGAAACCGATGTCGTGGTTTAAAGATTACGAGAGTAGTTATACACACGCATTCGGTGCTGTTAATAAGTTACAGAAGGTAAGTTGGAAAATTAACAAAGAGATTTTAGAAATTACTCGAAAATGTTACGACAACAAGCGAGTGGTAGGAAACATACCGAACTTCTCCGAGATACCAGAGCAACCGAGGTACAATGGGGATGATGAGCATGAGTTACGTGCGTGGAAGCTGAAGCAAAAGGACATCAAAGCAGTCAACGAAGCGAACGCCAGTAAACGTTACCTGACCGTCCGTGTGTTACACCTCGCTAAGATATACAGTGAGTGGGATAAGTTTTACTTTCCGTACCGTTGTGATTACAGGGGCAGAGTGTACGCTTTACCGTACTATTTACATCCACAGGGGTCTGACTTAGCGAAGAGCTTGTTGGACTTCAGTAACGGACAGCAAGTGGTGGATGAAGAGGACTTGGAAGCTGTACTTATACACGGTGCTAATATGTGGGGAGTAAAAGGTACAAGAGCGGAGCGACTGGAGTGGGTAGGTAAGCGACAGAAGTTTATACTTGAAGCAGCGAACGATCCACACGGTACAGATTGGTGGACAGATGCAAGTGATCCGTTTTGTTTCCTTCGCTTTTGTTTAGAGTACAAGCAGTTTACAGAGGAGGGGTACGGATATGTAAGTTATCTTCCTGTTCGCCAAGACTGTAGCAACAACGGTATGCAAATACTTTCGTTATTACTACGGGACAAAGAGACTGGACGGATGTGTAACTTGGTAGAAGAGGACCGAGCTAATGATATGTACACTGAGTTTGCTGACCGTGTGTACGAGGAGTTAAAACAAGATGAAAGTATAATAGCACAGGAGTGGTTGAAGTACGGTATCAGTAGGAAGTTAGCAAAGCTTGCAGTTATGAACCGTCCGTACGGAGCTACTCATTACAACCTCGTACAAGATGTCTTTAAAAGTATCGGAGTGAATCACAACTGGTCAAGTACAGGTGAGATGCTCACTGCTGTTATCTACCTGTGTAAGATCGTCAACCGATTAGCTAATGAAGCTTGTCGTCCAGTAAACAGAGTGATGAAGTTCTTACGTGAAAGTGTACGAGCACTGGGGTACGACAAGGCGATCACTTGGACTACACCCACAGGATTTAAAGTAGTACAGAGCTACCGTAAGTATAAGAAAGTAGAAGTAGAATCTGTCTTTCAAAATGTAAACATCACTATACAAACAGACAAAGTACTGGATGAGATCGATGCAAAGGGACAAACAAACGCAGTCACTGCTAACTTTATACACAGCTTAGACGCTTGTATCGTACACCAAGTAGCTAATGAGGTTGACTTTGACCTCGCTACTATTCATGACTGTTTTGTAACACACGCATCCAATGCAAGAAAGATACACCAAATAGTAAGAGAGATGTACGCTAAGACTTTCACTGTTGATCTCCTAAGCGAGTTCCGTGCGGAGCAAATCAACAACAACCCAGATGCAGAACTGCCTGATGTGCCGGAACTTGGAGACTTAGATGTGTCCGCAGTAAAACGCCAGCAGTATCTGTTATCCTAAATAACCAATAACACACGAAGAGAAATGGTAAAAGCACGTAAGAAACACGACATAATAAAAGCAAAAGGTACAGCTAGATATGCCCACTTGAATGAACCGAACAAACGGTTTGATGAGTACGGTGTGTACAGTTGTGACCTTATAATAGACGACGCAACTAAACAAGGAATCGTAGAGAAGTTAAAGCCTATCTATGAAGCTGAGTTGAAAGCTGTGATGGATGACAATCCCGGCAAGAAGATTGAGCAGAAGGGGTTACCTTTTACGGAAGTAGATGGTGGTCACATGTTGAAAGCCAAGCTGAAAGCTGGAGGTAGAAGACGGGACGGTAGTGAGTATGAGTTATCTATCGCTCTGTTTGATTCCTCTGGTCAACCGTTGCCTGAAGACGTACAGATTTGGGGAGGTAGCAAAGTGAATGTAGCTTTCCGTCCTAAGTTCTGGCATGTACCGTCACAAGGGTTCGGAGTTACCTTTGAGTTGTCTGCTGTGCAAGTGATCGAGCTAAACAACGGTGGTGTAAGTACTCTTGGAGCAGATGCCTTTGGTTTCACTGCTGAAGAAGGGTACGTAGCTAACGGAGGTGAAGACTTGACCGGAGCATTTGATGCGGAAGAGACAGAAGAAACGACGCTCACAGCGAACTTCTAATTATCGATCCGGATTCGAAGCTACACTAGCTAACCAACTTAAGCGTGGTGGTGTTAGTTTCCAATACGAAACGTTAAAGTTAGAGTACACTAAAACGGCAACTTATACTCCCGACTTCATACTACCTAACGGCATCATCATAGAAGCTAAAGGATTGTGGACAGTCGAGGACAGAACAAAGCATTTACTAGTCAAAGCCCAACACCCACATCTAGACATACGACTAGTATTTATGAATGCTTTTAATAAGATTCGTAAAGGAAGCAACACCACCTACGCTGCTTGGTGCGAAAAGAAAAACATACAATATGCAAATAAAACTATACCTAAATCATGGCTTTCACAACCACTCACCAACCCTGCGATAAGTGCGGAAGTTCAGACGCTCTCTCCACTAACGACGACGGTAGCACCCATTGTTTCAGTTGCGACGATCATCGTGGAGCCGGACGAATGAAGAACGAAACCACTTCCCTAACACCGAGAGATTATGTACAAGGAAAACCAGAAGCTATAGCACGACGCAACCTCACCGAAGACACTTGTCGGAAGTGGGGGTACTGGTGTGGTGCTATGAATGGTGAGCCTGTACAGATAGCAAACTATAAGACACGAGACGGCAAGACGTGCGGTCAAAAGATTCGTACACCTAACAAGAAGTTCCACATCAAAGGAGAGCTACTAGGACTGTACGGTCAGCACCTGTGGCGTGACGGTGGTCGTCGTGTCATTGTAGTAGAAGGAGAGATCGACGCTCTTAGTACTAGCCAAGCTATGGATAACAAGTGGCCCGTCGTATCTGTACCGAACGGAGCAGGAGCAGCTAAGAAATATGTAGCTCAAGCAATCGATTGGTTAGACAGGTACGAACAAGTCGTCTTCTGTTTCGATATGGATGATGTCGGACGAAAGGGAGCAGCAGAATGTGCAGCACTTCTTACACCCGGCAAAGCGTACATAGCAGAGATACCACTGAAGGACCCATCTGATATGCTAGTAGCTGGACGAGCGAAGGAGTTAGTCAGTTGCTTGTTCGATGCTAGGGAGTACAGACCCGACGGTATCGTAAACGGTAAAGAACTGTGGGATGTCATAGCTGACAGAGAAAACAGTAAGTCTATACCGTATCCGTATGCTGGGCTGAACGAGCTGACACTAGGACTGAGACAAGGAGAACTTGTTACTGTGTGTGCAGGCAGCGGTATCGGTAAGTCGTTGTTCTGTAGAGAGATAGCTCACCACATCCTCGGACTGAACGAGAAGGTAGGATACATCGCTCTTGAAGAAAGTGTACGACGCACAGCACTCGGTATCATGGGCATCCACATCAACAAACCTATACACTTAGAAGAGGACGATACAAGTGAGGAGGTACTGCGACCTGCATTTGAAGAGACGGTAGGCAACGGTAACTTCTACACCTACGATCACTTCGGCAGTATGGATAGCGACAACCTCTTAGGTAAGATAAAGTACTTGGTCAAAGGCTACGATTGTAAGTGGATATTCTTGGATCACCTTTCGATTGTTGTTAGTGGTATCCAAGGAGATGACGAGCGACGATTG